TCAGAGATGCATTTTGGTGATTAAAATGAGGACAGAAGAAGAAATCATCAACAAGATGTTTGAGGCTGAGAAGGTCATGACACATTGGGAAAAGGAACTACGAATGATTACTGCTACGCATGGATTAGATAGAGCGAGGAATCGTAAAGACTTCATGGAGGCTGTAAGAAACTACAATGCTTTGCGTGGGGTTGTGAAGACATGTCATTACATGTTAGGGAATCAGGAGTGTCCGTTGATATGACAGTGATAATATACATGAGCCGTTGGAGGAGTGGATGATACTATGGGAGAGGAAGAAGAAACGGTAACTTGCCATGTGAAAGACTTGAAAGATGGCTATTGGGATAGCCCTGATGGGATATTGGAGATAGGTACATTGACTGATATGAAAGGCGAACAACACAAAGTTGTTCATTATGATTATTTAGGACAGACTGATTTTAGCCCTCTGGTCTGTAAGATGTGCGATTTTGAAGTCGACGACAGTCAAATCATATTGAAAACAGAATCTGGATGGTGGGTAGTGCCCCACAGGAGTTGTGATTATTTCGTGTGGTACAAAGAGGAGGTGTCTCTCGAATGAGTTGGGAACCAAGCGATGTAGATATTGAGTGGACTGAGGCAGTGCTGGATACATTAGAGCCGGGGAAGTCATGGGTAGAGGGAGAGATGACCTTTCTCTGCACAGGGGAAAAGGAACTCTCTCTTGTTTCAAGAACAGAAAGGTCCGAAGAACCTGCGCAGCGCGTAGGTATTGTCCTCCAACATCTTGGCTGGAACTATGATGATACCCAAACCAGTATCATACCAGATGACCCGTTAGAAGCAATGCGTACAATGCAAGAGGTAGCACAGGCTTGGACGTGTTATGCCTGTGAAGGAGTTTCTCTCACTGATTGTGATTTAGATAAAGCCCAATGGGTAAATGACGGAAATCATACTGCGTTCACTGAAGAGGGACTACAAGAATTCCCTCGCTGGGTTGTCCGTGTTTCGTGCATTGGATGTGGTGAAGAGTTGAACATGTCCCCTATGGACTACAGTCTTCTTGCAGGGGAGGATATTTTCTATACATGGGTTACACCATTAGGTGATACGCTCCACGCTTTAGATAGGCAGACGTTGATTGAAATGGCAGACTTAGGTGACTATAGTGAAACCAGCATTGTCGGTACAATATGGGAGGGTCATCATGTACCCCCTCACATGCAAGGAACTTATTGCTCAGTCACACGCTCTTCTGAAGAGGAGTGAGAGTGGCATCAGCACCAGCCCCTACTTGTCGAGAATGTGATGCGACACTTTCAATGAAAGGTAGGCAGAATCATAGCATCTGTTATGTTTGTTGGAACAACCCCCCTTTAGAGAAGAGATGTACTGCTACTAATAAAATGACAAAGAAGCGATGTAAGAATAGAGCCACCAACAACGGTCTATGTGGAACTCACAGTCGCCCAGTAGGTCCAAGATTATCAAAAAATGGGGACTGGGAAGATAGAAAGAAGTGGAAGGAAAGCCTCAAGGGAGGATAGTTTCTGGTCAATCTGTGAGGTTGGATGAGGCAGCGAGTACAATACTTGCCGCTATCACTGCTGACTCTGCACGAGAAACAGAAAAGATTCTTTTTGATTTTCTTTCTGAGAACATCGACGAAGTAAGTGAATTCGTATCGCTTCTTTATGGTAAGTATATTTTGAGACCTGAGCACATCATGTCTGCGTTACATCGCAGCATAGGTATGTTCCCTGAAGAGTTCGAGTTGGTAGATGGTGAGCCATTAGTTCCTTCCCTTGCATCAGAATCTCCACCGGAAGTGGAGGGGTCGATGTCTATACCAGAGGCGTTAGATTTAGTTGCTGCACTGAAAGATATGCAGAGCCCACCAGATATTCGTGCCGTGTTCAAGAAGATGGGGAGGCCAGACGCGCTCGTGTTATGGAACCGTGCTTTGGGTGAGAAGCCCCTCATCCCTAAGTATCGTATGACCAGAGCGTTTGCCCATCATCTTGAGGACTATACACCACAGAGACTTCGTTTGGCATGCGCAGTGGAAGACATGGGGACGGTTCTCCGGCGCGCGTATCACGGTATTCTACCTCATAAGTTTCACATAGAGCCGGGGTATGCTTTCAAAGGCCCATCATACAAACAATGGAGATACTGGTCCGTCCCTTTTGAGAACACACATTATGATATTGTGTCAGGCCCTCGTCATTTCGCTCACTCTGTTCAAGGTAGAGTGTTAGTATTTGATAGGGCAGGGGAGCCTGTGAAAGGAGTGACTTCATCATTCGATACATCTGCTGACTGTGTTGTTGAGATAGACCATTCGGGGGAAGTGATTGAATGGTTACATACCGCTGACGACCCAGATATGTGGATGAGGGAGAGAGAGGAGAGAGCAGTCAATCCTACAACCATCAAAGATGGGGACCATCTTAGAGCCCTTGCTCAATCTTTACAAGAAGGAGAACAGATGCGTCTCATCGATGGGGACAGAGCATACTTTCATAGTCAACATGTTGGAGGTTTCATCATGCCGAGGAGAGTATTCGAAATGCCTCTTCTGATAACAGCAACAAGGTTGCAGAAGAACCGAGAAGAAGACTGGGTTGATTTGAGGATAGAAGCCTTAGATGGTTTCGACCCTGTGAAAGTAGGTATTGCTAATGTTCAGCGCAGTAGACTACCTGTTGTGGAGGCATTCCATCATCTGGCACATTCATGGGTAGATGTGGACCCACCCATCATAGGTCAGTTCCACGCCCTTAATATCGAAGAGGGTACGCTGAAAGGTGCTTACCTTGTACGTATCGACACATCACTTGGGTTCAGTGATGCTATGCAATATTCAGATATTCTGGAGAGAGACCATGGACCTGAGTGATGACTTCTTCATGGGCTGGTTAGCCAGAGACGCGCGTTTCCAAGCAAGCGTTCATTTCGCACCTAAATGTAGGTTAGGCTATACAGTACATAGGAAGGTCTACGCCAGCATGGATGAAGCCCCACGTCTCACAATGTGGTTAAGAGAGAAAGGTATCAATGGGAGAGTCCTAAGAGACCGAGATGAAATTAGCAGGCTGTTGTCCCTGCTTGGCCCAGTCTGGGAGGTCGTCAAAGACCGAGACAACCTTGAGCGTCTGATGCTCACCATGGACGCTACAAGTATGAGGAAGATGAAACACGATGAGATGTGTGAGTTGATTCAAACTCTCGATTCTCTTTGATATTATCGTGTGATAATAAAGCGATAATATCAATTTTTGACCTCGGCTATATAAGCGGAGAGGTTCCCACTATACTGGTGAGGAGGAAAGAACATGAAAATAGAACAAATGATTGGAATAGACGACCCAACCCATGCGGTTGGACATGTGAAAAGAATACTTGAAGAATCAGAGGAGATTCCTGACCTTCTCTTTGTTGGGCCTCCGGGCCTTGGTAAAACGACCTTGGCTCACGCCATTGCTGACTATGTGAATGCTGAACTACATGAGTTCAATGCGAGCGATGAGCGTGGTATTGATATGGTCCGTACACGAATAAAGGAACTCTCCACCCAGCGTGGATGGGGAGAGAATCGCATCATCCTTCTTGATGAGGCTGATGGATTAACTAAGCAGGCACAGGATGCGCTGCGCAGAATCATAGAGACTGGGCAAGCGTGGTTTATCCTAACTGCTAACGTAGAGAGTAATCTCATACCTGCTCTTCGTAGCAGATGTAACACAATAACATTCACACCGTATAATGAAGAGCACATTCAACAATTCATTGGGATGCTCGACCCTTCCTATGATGTCGATGAGGAGACGGCTTGTCGTATCCAGACAGCAACAGGAGGAGACCTGCGCAGAGTGCGCAACCTCATCATGTCTTCCTCAGTGAGGGAAGACCTTGACCGCGCTATCGGTAATGAGATGAATACTATATCTCAAGCAGCCCTGTCTTTGATAGGTGGTGCTTGGGAAGATTTGAGATTGGAGATGCAGAAACTGTCATGGGAAGGACATGATAGATTTACCATTCTGCGCAGACTCCACGACATCGTCAGAGAGATGGTACCTGATGCCATGACTGCTGATGATTTCTATGCATATTCCAGTGTATGGGGCGACGCCGTCCTATCTGCACATCTATGGCCCTTGGGTGACTCAGGGTTCATTGATTGGTTTGTAGGTAAGGTGGCTGTCACAGCACGGGACTGAAACAAACAAGGAAAGAAAAAAAAGAGGAATGAAAATGACTGGATTGAAAAGAAAGAAAACGAATGGAGAATTGCCTGAAGAGGCATTGGAGCGCCTACGTTGGTGGGCTGAACTACACGGGAAGACCGAGGAAGAAGCCATTGAAGGCTTCTCGGAATATTGTGCTGAATCATTCGGCATGATGGACTTCAGTGAAGAAGACGACGGATTCATTGTTGAGGCTTCTGAGACCTTCGTGGTTGAAAGGCGCGTCAGCAGTGGTGGTGGAAGTGCAGGTGAAAGTGAAGAGTTTGTGGGAATGTTCGTCGGTATAGAGTCGAAAGTTCGTGACCGTAGAGAAAGAGACAGGGCAGCGGCTCTCCGCATTGTGAGGGAACAAGGCCTGACTGATGCACTTGAGAGTGGAAGAGTGGCTCGCGCCTTTGTAGAGGGCGGAGTCTGGATGTTGGAGAAAGCGAATGGAATTGTCGCAAGTACACAAGAACGATATGAAGAGGGTGTAGCCCCATGGTTCCTTGTAGAGGATGGTGGGATGCAACTTGCTCTTCTGCAGAACAATCCTGAATGGGGACGACACGGGGAGCCTATCGCTCCTTACATGTGGGCGAGAACTTTCCGATTCGAGGGTAACTCAGCCGATAAACTGGATGATGAGATTCGCTCACTGCGTATCACTGTGAGTGCCTCTGACCTCAATGAATGTTCAAAGCCTGTTCGAATGTTTGAGTCGTGTAAAATACGTGTGCGTGTAAGGAAGAATGTGAATCCCGGCTGGGAGGACACATACTCAGGAGTGAATCGCTTCTTCGATAATATCACATACACTGATGACTTTGTGCCTGAAGATGAGAGAGCACTCCTACAAGGAGAGAATTTCGTCAAGGCCTTGGGTTCTTGGGTAGATGACCTGACTGACCTGACTGACCTCTATGAGGACAAGTCTGAGAAAATTGCAGGAATCGACAACCCGGTTGGTCCATTAGTGGCAATCAAAGCAAGGGTCATGCACATGAACAAGGAAGGATACGACAGCGAATTCGACCCTACTGGGAAGGATTACATCATGCGCGTTTCCTCCTTCGCTCTTCAGAGGGCATACCCAACGAACATGATGATGCAAGAGTTGAGCGTCCGTATTCACGGGCACCTTGCTCAGGAAAACCACGCATTCGATTATCACAGTGAAGATGGTTGGAAGCCTTACGCTGTGAAGTCTACTGTTATCATCTTCGGACGCCTTGGTGTTCGCAGAACTGATGATGGCGATGTACCGAAAATCAACGCTATGGGTGTGTACGCCGTACCTCGTCTCGCTATACCTGCAGGTGAGGGTGGCAACACGAACCTGAGCCAGTTCAGTGGTGATGAGTGATGGGTGGTTTCAAGAAACTCGTTGAGGAGAAGGACGCCCCTGAAGAGGAGGTGAGTATCGAGATGGATGAGGTCCCCGGCCTCGTCCCCTCGACTCCCTCCCACACTGCTCCCACATCTATGTGGGAAGAGATAGAGAACGCTGCTGAAGATGTAGTGGAGTCTCTGATGTTCTGTGGTGTTATCGGACATGAAGGAACCTGCAAGACTGGTATAGTTCTCGACAGTCTGATGAAAGAAGAACTGGATAAAGGAGATTGTATCCTCATTGTTGATTTCGATGGCGGTGGTAAAACACTACGTTCCTCTTATCACAAAGAGAGGATGAGGAATATCCGAACATTGAACCCTTGGGTCATGCAGAAGAACAGTCGAGACGCTTTCGACTACCCTGCTACCCACAACCGAACAATGGCTATCCTGCAAGAAGCAGTCGATTGGGCAGAGAGACAACAAGCCAAAGATTACCAAGGCCCACGTCTTCATACCTTGCTCGTCACTGCACTCGATTTGTGGGACACTGTCGCTAAGAACTGCATGTTGATTGAAGACCTTGGTACTGCACCTGATGGAATAGGAGCGCAAATCAAACCTCATGAGAAAGTAGGGCTGCGATTCAATTGGCAGATTCGTGCCACGAGATTCCATATGCTCACTGCTCAATGCAGAGAACTCATGCGATTAGGTGTGCGCTGTTTCGTAGAGACTCACCTGAAAGAAGAGTATGATGGCCACAACCCGTCAGGTCAATACAAACCTGATTGGGAGAAGCAGACTGGAAACTACCTGAATCAGATTATCCGCATGCATAAAACGCCTGTGAGAGATGAGACAGGCGCGAGAACTGGAGAGGTCCGATACGAGGCTGAGTTCGTTAAGTGGAAAACCGACTCTGATTTGGTAGACCAGCGCAGAACCGTGATGGTCACCAATGAAGGACAGCCTGCTAAGTGGTTCGGTTTACCAGAACTACGTGGTGGAGAGTAATGGCATGCAGTGTGTGTGGGGAGACAGGGCATAAGGCTCCGAGTTGTAAATACAATGAGCCGCCCGTCCTTCACTTTGTAGTGCAGAGTGAGCGCCTATGTTCTGAGGAAATCGATACTGGTGTGCCTGAGATGTGGCAAATCGGTGACCGTGTGAAAGAAAGACCGCTCTGTGCACTATGCTCGACTGAATATCTTGTTCGTTTTGGTAGGATGTTCACATGGTGAGATTGAATATCGATAAGGCCCTCCTCAAGGGGTTCTTGACAGGCTTCGGCCCGGGGGTCGGTGACCTTCGGGCTGAGGCCAAAGCAGGGAGATTGGAGGGTATAGTTGCCCTCCCCACTCATCTCTTGAGGACTCAGATGCCTGCCGATGTGGAGGACGCAGGAGAGGTTGTCTTCAGTGACATTCCAAAGGTTCTCTCTTTCCTCAAGGCCTTACCTAAAAGCGCCAACATCATCAACATATGGCAACCAAAAGGGCGCCCACTCAAGATGTCCTGTGGGATGACCAGTGTAGAGATGCCTGCTTCTGACTACATCCGCTCTTATGTGAATGTACCTCGCGCGCTTCTCTTGGTTGATGAGGCAGAGAATGACCTCTGGAAGAGTTGGGCTGGTCAACCATTGACCTCTCATATGCTACTGAAGACACAGTGGTTAGGTGAAGTCAGTGACATGCAAAAGGTCGTTGGGAAGGACATGACATATTCTACCATCTTCGACCCTCAACAAGCGCAGTTCAGTGTATCAGCAGGGCGCGCAGGTGGTGTGAAGATGAAGGTGGGTAATGAACTGGAGACCTTCGATGGTCCTGAAGCATCTTCGATATTCGGACCTTGGTTCCCTACATTGATGCAGTGCATCCCTACTGGGGTGGTGGATGTCTTCACTGCTGACGACTACATCTTGGTACTCCGACATGTTGAGAAAGAACATCTACTCATTATTCTCGACCAGCAAGGGGGGAATTGAATGGACAAGTACGAGGAAGAGAAAGAGAAGCGTCGTCTGAGTGCTCTCAAAGGTTGGGTCACACGTCGTAAGAAACTCAAGGAGAGTGAAGAGGAATGACGATAAAAAAGACAGAATTTGTTAATTCATATGGTGAAGAATATGTGCTTGAATATAACACAAGAACAAAAGAGGCGACGCTGAAA